CCTGCGCTATATGCTCCAGGCGCTCACGCGCTTTGCGGCGAAGGGCACCGTCGGCAAGCAACTCCGCACGGGCGCGCTCGCGAAAGAGATCGACAAGATATTCGCGGGGCGAGGTTTCCCCGGTGGTCCAAAGACGGGGCCGTTCTCGCGCGACATCAACCCCGACTACCACCGCACGAAGGGGCCTGGCGATCCACATTTTGGTGTCAACGACATCCACATGGGTCGCGCGTTTGACTTCCGCGATACCGATGGCTCGCCCTGGTCGAAGGGATTCACCCAGCCCCAGCACAACTTCATCGACAACGAGACGATCCTCGCGGTCGAACGCGCGAACGAGCGCGCGCTCGGAGGTCGCACCGACTGGACGGCCGAAGAGATACAGGCAGCGATATGGGTACGCGTCAACGCTGAGGGCCTCACGAAGAAGAGTCGAGGCCGCGTGACCGATGATGGCAAACTCAAACCGTCGAGAGAGCTGAACTGGCTGACCGAAGAAGAGGCTTTTCTCCAAGCGAACAAAACATTCCAAGACGCGTTCGATAGCTTCACCGCGTACGCAACGCACGAGGCTGTACCGTCGGGCATCACGGGCCAACTCGTCGGAAAGGGCGGTGGTGCCGGCCTCCAAGACCTTTCAGACGCGGACAAGCTCGCCTACACGCGCGCGTCTCGGTGGCACGACGATAAGGGTCGCGACGTGATCTACGACGCGCTCGGTTTGCCCCAGACTCCGAGCAACGAAATGCACGGCGTCTACGTCCTCGACGATGGAACCGTCGAGCGTAACCCTGGAAACGTGGCGAACCCTCTGGTCGGCCCGCGCACGATGAGCCAGGGCAAGGGCAAGCCCTCGCTCCCTCCGCAGCTAGACGAGCAAGGCCGCGCGCTACTCAACATCGCCGAGGCTTTTCGCGCCTACGTCGACGCGCAAGGCGCTGGGGCGTGGCACTACCTTCACTCGAAGGGCAAGCCGCAGAACGCTTTCGCAATAAAACACGGGCCTCTCAACACGAGTCAGGTGGACGAAGTCGCGCGTATCATGCACAAGCACGGTTTCGGCGGAGACGACGGGTTCTTCTCGAACCGAGGCACATCGAAACGAACGGGTACATCGTCGAGCGTTGCGGTTTCGTACGCGCCGTTGCCGAAGGGCAAGGAAGGCAAAACGCGTGAGGCTGCACTTCTCGAAGACCTTGACGCGATCCCCGGAGTGGACTTCGACCTGACACCGATCGAGGCCGAGACGGGATACATCCCGTTCGAAGGCCCGTGGCAGTCGAGGGGGCCAGGGGTTGAGGCCGCTAGGCTCGCGGATCGATCACCATCGAATCGTCATCCGTACCCGAGCGAAATGAGAGGAACGACGCCGGGTGACAACATCTACGGTCACCAACACAAAGCTTCAGCCGTAACGTACGAGTTATTCCGGGTGCTCAGAGAGAACGCGCAGTTCGCGCCCGAGGCGCTGCGAAAGATCGACGCTTCACCCGCGATCAGGCGGAAGGTCATGCGAAACCTGAACCGAGATACGAAATTCGCGCGCGATCATGGGCTCGCCGACCTCAAAGAGGTGAAGCTCGCCCGAAAGATCATCGCTCGTCGCGGCCTCGCGGGGCTTCGTCAGGCGCTTCTCGACGGTCGGGTGCTTCCGGCGATTGCGGTTCCGGTGCTGGTGCGGGCAACGCAGCCCGATGATCACGACGCGTGATGCCGATGAGCGGTTCGCGCATGTTGATCTCCAGCTCCCGCAAGGCGAGCTTGTCTTCGTACGTGTACGGGGGTCGAATGATGCGGGCAACCATGTTGAGATCCTCCTGCGAGAGTATCGGCAGAACGCATAACTTAGCTGAGCCGAGCCTGGCGTGTACCTTACCGGGCCGCGTGGGGGACCGATGCCGACTCTGACATACGGTCAATACGACCCCGAGGAGGCCTGGGCCGAGGAACGCCGCCTGCGCGAACTCGACCCGGTCGCGAACACGCGGCGCGAGCTGGGCCAGCTCAGCGCGCTCGGCGGGCTCGCTTCGAGCGCCGCGCTGACATCTCCCTGGTATCTCGCCGCGCCCTTCACCGCGGAGGCGGGTGGCGCGCTCGCGGAGAACTGGCCCGATGCGCCCCAGTGGACCGGCACGGGCTCGCTCGGATCGACCCCATCGGAGAGGTTTCGGACGGCTGGCGGATACGCCAGAGATGCGCTAGGAGCCGTGGGGGCGGCTTTCGACGCTGGAGTCCGAAGCCTTCCGGGGGGTACGGAGTTCGCGATCCCCGCCACCGAAGACGCGTACGGGCGAGCCGAACGCGCTGGCATTCACCCGCTCGCGATGATGGGCGCAGAAGCGCTCGCGCCCGGCTTCGATAGCGCGATCATCAACTTTCTAAGCGCGGGGCAAAAGGCGTGGCGCGCGCCGAAAGGCATGGACCGCATCACGTACGACCCCGAAGCGGCCTACACAGGAGTCGGTGATCACTGGTACAGCACTGGCCTGTACGGTGCGACCGAGCCCGCCGTCTCGTCTGAATATTTTCGTGGGTTAATGCCGGTGAGAACCCACAACGTGTTGCACAAGGGAAAGTCGTTCACTCCATCGCAGTTCGAGGCCCAGATCAAGAACCTGGGCGAAGGGCGCGAAGCTCGCGCCTACAAGGAAGCGAGGGAAGTGATCCTCGCGCCAAGGAACCAGTCGCCAACCGGAGTGCCGGATAACGCTAAGGCGATAAAGAGTCTCGACAGTTATATCGAGGATCATACGTTAGAGATCGATAGATACCGGAAGGAATTGCGCGCTTATCGAGAGCCGAACGAGGAAGCAGCGCTGAAGATCAGCCCCTGGGCGAAGGGCAGTGGCGGCACTCGCGGGCCAGTTGGAGAAATGCCCTGGGAAGATTTCGCTGATTTAAGAACGAGAGCATTGCTTCTCTCCCTCGACAATCACAGAAGCTCGCTTCTCGACTTGGAGCGCGCGAAGGAAATGATCATCGACGAGGGGCTCGAATTTCAAACGATCTACGAGGGTCCGGTGTACCAGGGCCTGACGCTCGACGCCGACCCCGAGGAAATGCTGCACTGGGATCTGCCGATTCAAAAGCAGGGCCAGGTTCTCGAACGGATGCTCAACGCGCCCGACCCAGAACTTCGAAGGCGCGCGCGTGAGCTTATCGATCGGCATGACTTCAAGCCAACGCTTGAAACGCCCGAGGGGATTGCAGACACAATGACAGGTGGTCAGTTCTACGCTGGCCTGTTCGATGATCCCGACTTCGCGAAGGGAATGGGTGCACCGGGTCCGCAGGTTCGCGAAGAGATGCGTCAGCAACTCGTTAACGCGGGAGTGCCTGGGAGCCTTCACTTCGACGCCTACACAAAAGAATACTGGGAGAAGTGGCTCAAGCATCGCAAAGCCGAGCACGCGCGTTCTGTTCAGCGAGCGACGGGCTTTCCGACCGATATCCGCGGTAGGCAGTACGACGGATCGATTTTACAAGGCGGTCCGACGACGACTAGCGGTTTGGTAGCTTGGCCTCATCTCTGGTCGCGCGGCGCGGATCCTGCGATGAGGGACGAGTTCCTGTCTGGCCGGCGCGTGATAAAAGACCCGAAACCGTATGGCAAGCTAACACCCGGATCGGGCACGGTCCTGGTTTCTAATCACTATGGTGGGCTGATGGGCAACGCGGGGCCACTCACCGAGAACGTGGTAACTTATGATCCTACGCGTCTTTATGTAGACCCGGATATCAGCCGAACGTGGACGCCGAAAGAAGTGTGGAAGGCGGCGAACCTCGAACTCTCGCGCTCGGATGAGGCCGCGCTGTTCGGGCTTGGCGCGAAGCACCCAGATTTCGAAACAACCGGAAGGCGCGAGGGCATGACCTCGGGCGATCCCCAAATCAGACAACACCAAAGGCGAACACGCCGGGAGGTTGAGTAGATGGCACTGGTACCGTTCAAGGCAGGCGGGAAGTCCGCCTCGCAGAGAGAGACGAAGACGAACCCGATGCCGCGAAAGATGAGCGGCAAGTCGAGCCCGATGAAGGCGTTCGGTGTTGGGTCTGACCTGGGTGGCAGCAACCCCGGCGGTCATCCCCCGTTCGATCGCGCACTGACTAGCGACACGCCCGAGCGAAACACCGCCCGGCTCAGTCGTCAGGCCCAGGGCAGACTCGTCGAATGAAAATCCACGTCGCCGAAGGCGGTCACTACGAAACCGATGGCGGTTACGTGGAAAACACCAAGATGAAGCATGCCGCGCATGACCTCGACAAAGAGATGCGCGAGCTACAGAGAAAAGAACAGCGTCTGCTCAAGGAGGTTGAGGAGCACGGTCATGGTCTCGTGCGAGACCAGGCGCTTGACGCGGTTCGATCCCAGATGAGCAGCAACCGACTTGAACTTCGAGAACTGGCCGCGCGCATGATTCAACGCGCGTGGGCCTGAGAGGAAAAGATGCCCGTATATTACAGCGGACCCGGACCCACAGTGATCAGGAAGCCCGTCAACCCCGAGAACGGTGGGGTGCCGCGCGCTCTGCCCGAGACGAGCACAAAGATGCCGCGCGATACTACGACGCCCTCTGAGCAGAACGCGCCGCTCGACATCCCGACGAGCAAGATGCCGCGCCAGATTCGCGCGCCGAGGTCTCCATACTAGCGTGCAGGTCGCGGAAGATATCATCATCCCGTACGTGCCGAGGGGTGCGCAGGAGGAGGTGCATGAACTCTGTTCATCGCATCGCTTTGGCGTTGTTGTCGCTCATCGCCGATGGGGTAAGAGCGTTTGCTTCGCGAACGAGCTGATCAAGCGCGCCCTATCAACGAAGCTCGGCGACTATCGCGCCGGCTTCGTTGGACCCACGTACACGATGGCGAAGTCGATCCTCTGGGACGAGCTGAAGCGATACACCGCAACCATTCCGAACGAATCCGTGACGTTCAACGAGTCCGAGCTTCGGGTCGATTTCAGCAACGGGAGCCGCATACGCTTGTTCGGTGGTGATGATCCGCAACGCCTTCGAGGCATGTACTTCGACACGATCGTGCTCGACGAAGCGGACCTAATGAAAATGCCTGTGTGGACCGAGGTTTTGAGGCCCGCAATTTCCGACCGCAAGGGCGACGCGTACTTCATCGGCACGTACAAGTACGTCGATGGGCCGCTCGGACAACTGTACGACATGGGCGATGGTGATGGTTGGTTCCGCAGGACGTACAAAGCTTCCGAGACCGGGTACCTAGACTCGGACGAACTGCTCGAAGCTGAGCGCATCATGAGCAAAGAGGAGTACGCGCGCGAGTACGAGTGCGTGCGCGTTGCTTCGGTCACGGGCAGCATCCTCGGACGCGCGGTTGACGAGGCAGATCGCGAAGGACGCATCACCTCGGTGCCGTACGATCCGGCGCTCCCCGTCACGACGAGCTGGGACATCGGCATTGGAGACTCTACGAGCATCTGGTTCTGCCAGGCCGCGCGCGGTTCTGGTGAAATCAGGCTGATCGACTTCTATGAAAACAACGGCGAGGGCCTAGCTCACTACGCGCAGGTTCTGAAGGACAAGGGCTACAACTACGCGGACCACATCGCGCCGCACGACATGGGCGTTCGCGAACTCGGCACCGGGAAGACCAGGCTCGAAGTCGCGTGGGATCTCGGAATACGGTTTCGCGTGTTGCCGCGCGTTTCACAGAACGTGCGGAGCGAGATCGACGAGAGGATCGAGGCCGCTAGACGCACGTTGCCGCGGTGCTGGTTCGACAAAGAAAAGACAAAGCACGGCGTACACGCGTTGCGATCTTGGAGGCGCGACGAGAGCCCCAGGACGGGCGAGCTTCAACATACCCCGCTGCACGATTGGGCGAGCCACGCGGCGGATTCATTCACATACTTGTGCGTTGGTCTTATTCCCAAGTCGAGCATCACAAGACCCAAACCGAACAGAAACTGGATGTACTAATGGCCGACCAAGTGAAGTCCGACGCAGAAATCGCAGACGAGCGAAACGAGTACCTGAACGAGGAACACCTGAAGGGCGTCATCCAGAAGGAACTCGACAGTGCGCTCGGATGGACAGGTACGCGGCTCGCGAAGAGCCGGAGGGAAAACCTCGACTACTACTTCGGGAACCCGCGCGGCGACGAGCGCGATGGTCGAAGCGGCGTCTCGTCGCGAATCGTTTTCGAACAGGTCGAGGCGTTGCTGCCCACGCTCATGGAAATCTTCACCTCGGGAGCCGAGGTCGCGCGATTCATTCCTCGAACAGCAGAAGACGAAGAGGGGGCGCAGCAGGCGACCGACGCGTGTAACTACGTGTTTCAGCAGAGCAACGGTTTCATGTGCCTGTACACGTTTTTCAAGGACGCGCTGATCTCGAAGAACGGCATCGTCAAGGTGTTCTGGGACACAGGGGTCGAGGGCTATCACGAGACGTACGAAGGCAAAACCGTAGAAGAGGTCGTGCTCTTGGAGCAGGACGAGGACTTCGAATTCCGCGAGGCGAGCGCATTCATCGATATGGATGGCGAGCGCATGGATGTCGAGGACGAACAACTCGAACAACTCGGCCCAGAGCAGGTCGAGTTCTTGCGGTTCGACATCAAGGGCATTCGAACGCCGGACGACGGGAAGGTGCGGATCGAGAACGTCGCGCCCGAGAACTTC